GTAAGCACCGTGGCACCGGCATCGCAGACAACCGTCGACGCAGACGCCAAGATATCAGCAGACGAAGCGGCACGGGTCAAAGCGCGTAAGACAGCAGCAGGTTCCACCACGTCCGCATCAAGCACGCTGCTCGATGACGACGACAGCACAAGCGGAGCACTCAAATGATCAAGCTACTAAAACGATTTCTATACATGCCCGGCTTCGGTGGCGGCAGCGCACCAGCTCCTCCGCCTCCGCCTCCGCCTCCACCTCCGGCACCGAAGAAGCCCGACGTCGCAGTGCAGCAGGCACGCGCCGATGAGATCAAGCGGTCGAAGCTGGCCGCTGGTCAGGCGGGCACCAACAAGACAGGCGGCATCCTCACCGATGAGGCAAGTACCGCCAGCAAAACATTACTGGGGTAGATCATGGCCAACCTCGCACGCAGAAGCTCCGACACCTTGATGGGTGACAACGACAGGGTCGACTACCCAATGGTGCATTTCTCCGCCGAGCAGGTTGCATCTCTCGGCCTGTGGGATCACGACGTGGGCGACACGACGAAGATGCAGGCCAACATCCGCATCTCATCGAAGTCAAAGGACAGCGGCGAGGACCGGCACGTCACCATCGAGCTGGTGGACGCGGTGGTGAAGAAGCCGGAAGGCGTCGACGCCAACAAGATGTTCCCCTCGACGAAAGGTTAGCTCATGCCAATCATCAGCCCCGGAAATCTCGGCGACAACATCCCACCTCATGGGAAGAAGTCGACAGTCCTCAAGCGTTACGTCACGTTGGAGAACGACCGCTCGTCTTGGCGCAACCACTGGATGGAGATCAGCGATTACATCCTGCCGAGACGTGGCCGCTTCCTATTCACGACGGCTGACGACAGAGGCAAGAAGCGCAACAACAAGATCATCGACAGCACCGGCACGCAGGCCGTGCGGACGCTTGCCGCTGGCATGATGTCCGGTATGACCAGCCCGGCGCGTCCTTGGTTCCGTTTCGCCACGCCAGACGAAGAGTTGATGGATCACCATGAAGTAAAGACGTGGCTTGCCGACGTCGAGCGGATCATTCGCTCCATCCTTCAGCGGTCCAACTTCTACAACTCTGCCTTCACCATCTACTCGGAGCTGGGTGCGTTCGGCACGGCACCGCTATACAGACAGAAGAGCTTCAGCAACGTCATCAGGTTCAGGCCGTTGACGGCTGGTGAGTATGTCATTGCAGAGAATGACCAAGGAGAGGTCGACACACTTGGACGGTCGTTCACCATGACCGTCAGCCAAGTCGTAGAGAAGTTTGTCATCAATTCAGAGAAGGGCATCGACGACTGGACAGGTGTCAGCCGAGCGACGCGCAACCTGTGGAACTCTAAGAACTACGACGCACTGGTGCCAATCATCCACATGATGGAGCCTCGCCGTAAGTCAGAGCGCGACCATAAACTATTCAGCAATCAGCACATGCCGTTCAAGTCGGTCTACATGGAGCAGGGTTCAGACAACGACGAGGTTCTGTTCGAGGGGGGCTTCAAAACATTCCCCGCATACATTCCTCGGTGGGATGTACTGTCCGGCGACGTGTACGGCAGGTCTCCCGGCATGGATCACCTCGGCGACATCAAGCAATTACAACAGCAGCAGAAGCGCAAGGCGCAGGCCATCGACAAGATGGTCAACCCGCCGATGACCGCGCCTACCTCGCTGCGTGGTAAACCTTCGAGCGTGCTGCCCGGCGGTACGACCTACGTCGACCCGTTGCAGGGCGGCCAAGGTTTCACGCCAGCCTATCAAGTTACCCCTCGCCTCGGAGAAATGCAGCAGGACATCGCTGAAGTTCAAGAGCGTATCCAACGTGGATTTTATGCCGACCTCTTCGCCATGATGATCAACAGCGACCGCCGAAACATTACGGCGACTGAAGTCATTGAGCGGCAGGAAGAGAAGCTCGTTTTGCTGGGTCCAGTTCTGCAACGCCTAAACACAGAGCTGCTCGATCCGTTGTTGGATGATGTGTTCCAGTTTGCGCTAGACGCGGAACTCCTCCCTGAACCGCCAGCCGCACTAGACGGGGCTGAGTTGCGCGTTGAATACATCAGCCTACTCGCGCAGGCCCAGCAAGCTGTCGCAGCCAGTGCCCTCGAACGTACCATGGGTTTTGCAGGTAACTTGGTCGGCGTCTTCCCTGAGATCGTCGACAACTTTGATGCCGACATGGCAGTCAGGCAGTATTCAGAAATCTTGGGCAACTCGCCTGACCTTCTCAAGGACAGCAATCAAGTCGCAGCCGTCAGGCAGCAGCGTGCCGAGCAGCAGCAGGCAGCGCAGGCCGCCGAGCAGGCCGGAGCTGCAGCGCAGGGTGCCAAGGTATTGAGTGAGACCGACACGCAGAACCCCAACGCGCTAACTGATCTGCTCGGAAGGGGAGCCACCGCCTAATGGCAAAGAAGAACTACGACGCCAGCGACCCTAAGCACGTCGAGGAAGCTGAGAAGGATATGAAGGACCGCGACCAAGACGTCGTGTTCATCATGTCCCAGCCGCGTGGACGCAGATGGATGTATGACTTGATTTGGAACAGGTGCCACAAGGATGGCATCAGCCATGTGCCGAGCGACAAAGAGAGTACAGCATTTAACGAGGGAGCGCGGAGCGTAGGTTCCGTATTGGAAAGCATACTTCGGCGAGATATGTCGAGGATGTACATTAAGATGTTGGAGGAGAACCATTTCGATGGCTGAAGAAATTGAAGCGACTGAAGAGGCAACCGAGGAAGTGGCCGAGGTCACTGAGGAAGTCACGACAGGTGAAGCGACTGAAGAAATTACGGACGACGTCAAGCCGGAAGGCGAAGGCGACGTCAAGGATACCAAAACCCTGCTGTCGGACGACGAGGGCGATGGAGCCGGAGGCGCACCCGATAAGTACGAGTACGTCTCTCCAAAGGACATCGGGGAAATCGATATGACCCCCGAAGTCCAAGCACAGTTTGATAACTTCAACGAACGGGCGAAGGATGCTGACCTAACACAAGACCAGTATCAAAAGCTCGTTGACGGAGAGATCAGACGGGGCCGCGCTGCCGTAGACGATATGGTAGTGGGCTATCAGCAGCGTGTAGACGGATGGGCCGACCAGACGAAGGCAGACAAGGAGCTAGGCGGTGAAGAACTCGCTGAGAACCTGAGCACTGCCAAACTGGGCATGGACACATTCGGGACACCTGCCTTGAAGGCTTTGCTAGACAAACCTTCAGAGCAGAACCCCGATGGTCTGGGCATTGGCAATCATCCTGAGATTATACGTCTGCTCCATCGCGCTGGGTTACAGGTGAAGGAAGACGGCGACCTTGTTGGCGGAGACGGCGGCAAGGCTGAGAATGATGCTTCCTTACGCAGAATGTATCCCAGTATGTTCAAAGACGAAGCAGCTTAAAGGAGATAACTAATGGCTACTCTAAGTGTTGTTAACCCCACCTTGGCCGATCTGGCTAAGGTCACTGACCCCGACGGCGGAATTGCCGACGTGGTTGAAATTCTGAACGCGACGAATGAAATCCTGACTGACATGTCATGGATGGAAGGTAACCTCACGACTGGTCACCGTTCGTCTATCCGTGCTGGCCTGCCCACTCCGACGTGGCGCAAGATGTATGGTGGCGTTCAGCCGACAAAGTCCCGCGCAGTCCAAGTCACGGACAACTGCGGAATGATGGAAGATTATGCCGAAGTCGACGCCGCCCTCGTTGGGATGGCTGGTGACCCGGCAGCCTTCCGCCTTCAAGAGGATCGTCCTCACATCGAAGGCATGAACCAAGAGTTTGCTTCTACTCTCTTCTACGGAGATGAAAGCACGGCACCGGAAGAGTTCACTGGACTTGCCCCGCGCTACAACTCTACTACTGCAGACAATGGTGATAATATCATTGCAGGCGGTGGATCGGGTTCTGATAATGCTTCTATCTGGCTCATCTGCTGGTCTCCGCAAACCCTCCACGGGATTATTCCCAAGGGTTCCAAAGCGGGCATCCAACAGCGTGATCTGGGTGAAGTTACCATCGAAGACGCTGACGGCTCGAATGGCCGGATGCAGGCTTTCCGCACGCACTATCGTTGGGACGTTGGCCTCACGGTCCGCGACTGGCGTTATGCGGTTCGGATCGCTAACATCGACCGTTCGGCTCTGGTTATCACCGCCGCTAGTGGTGCTGACCTCAACGACCTGATGCACCAAGCATGGACCGAGCTGCCTTCGACGGCGGCTGGGCGTTGTTCTTGGTACATGGACAAATCCATTCTGTCCATGCTCCGGCGTCAGACGTCTAACGCGGTGTCCTCTTCGACGCTGTCTGTCGACATGGTCGGCGGAACTATGCAGACGAGCTGGGGCGGTATTCCGATCCGTCGTTGCGACGCTCTGCGCCCTGACGAAGCGACTGTCTCCTAATAACGGGAGACACTGTTAACCCCTAGGCGGGGAGCACCCACTAACCCCTCCCCGCCGCCTTCTCTCGAAAGGAGATTGCTATGATTTTAGATAAACGCCTTGAGTTCTCTGACGGTGGAGACATCTCCGCCGTTGCATCAACTGTCTTGTCTGACAACGTCATCGACCTGCAAGAAGCTCGTGACATTGGTAACGGCCAGCCGTTGTATCTGGTTATCCAGATCGACACCGCTGTCGTCGGCACCTCGTCCACGATCAACTTCCGGCTCCGGTCTGACAGCTCTGCTGCCATTCACGCCACCACCTCATCCGCTCATTATGAGACTGGCGCGATTGCCGAAGCCGTTTTGGTTATCGGCTACACCGTCGTCATCCCGCTGCCTATTGAGGGCACGGTTTACGAGCGGTATCTTGGTCTTCAAGCGGTTATCGGTGCGGCCACGACTACGGCTGGTACTTACTCCGCCTTCTTGACCCTCGATCCGTATGGTTGGAAAGCCTACCCAGACGCGGTCAACTAGACCGTAAAACCGGGGGAGACAATCATGTCTCCCCCACCTTATTCTTTTCTAGGAGGAGAGAAACAAATGGCTACGATGGACGTTAAATTTAGAAACCCTTTCTACCATAACCAGCTAGGTCTTCTTGGCGGAGCTGGAGATGAAGGAACCACCTACGTCTTGGACGACGACGAAGTTATCCCTCGGACTGCAGACGTGGTCGACGGCGTCAGCCTAGACCGTAAGAAGAATGACGAACGTGGCAGTGCCGCTACCAAGGCTGCCCGCGTACAGGCTGACAAGGACGAGGCATCAGACGACGAGCCGCATGACGAAGGCCCAGCCAAGCGCGTCAAGCCGAAGGAAGGCAAAGCCAAGTCCGATAACATAGTGAAGAAGCGTAAAGGCTAAGGAGACCGATCATGGCGTCTGAAACACAAATCGCCAAGCTGGCACTGCAGCACATTGGTGACAGGTATGACATCACCGACTTGACCGAAGAGACGGTTGAGGCGGAGCAGGTCAACCTGATCTTCGATGACACGCGGGACTGGCTTCTTCGGCAGCACAGTTGGAACTTCGCAAGGAAATTTGCGTCTCCTGCCGCGCTGACTGGAACCGTGCCAAACAACTTCGATTACATGTACACCTACATGACCGACGCGGTCAGGGTGAACGGCGTAGTCGATCCCCTGAACGCAAACACGGTTATCAAATACGAAATTGCGAGAAATGCTTCAGACGTCAAGGTCATCCTAACAGACCAAGCCAGTGCCGAATTTTTCTACACGGCACGCATCACTAACACCGCCCAGTTTGATCCTGAGTTCACCATGGCGTTCTCTTACGCGCTGGCGGCGAAGCTGGCGATGCCCCTGACCGGCGACCGCGCCATCATGGGTGACATGTCTACATTGGCTAGAAATATCGTCAACAGTGCATGGGAGACCGACAGCAACGAGGGGCTGGAAGATACAATTCCAGACGCGGACTGGATACAAGCGAGGGCGTAAACGATGCCGAAGGTAATTCAATCAAGCATGGCTGGCGGTGAAGTCTCCGCTGCCATCGGTGCCAGAGTAGATATTGGAAAATACAAGTCGAGCCTTGAGACGTGCGAGAACGCATTCGTCCAAGTGCACGGTGGCGTTTCCAATCGCCCCGGTCTTCAGTATGTGGCCGAGTGTGTCAGCGGTACACTGAATACCCGCATCATTCCATTCGAGTACAATACTGAGCAGACCTACATTTTAGAGTTCGGCAATCTGTACATGCGCGTCGTCAAGGACGCTGGTCAGGTTCTAACCGGAACATCGAAGACCATAACAGGTGTCACCGCTGCTAACCCCGGCGTCGTGACGGCGACAGCGCACGGCTTCAGCAACGGAGACGACGTGTACGTCATTGGCGTAGTTGGGATGACACAACTCAACGGTCGAACCATGCGCGTCGCTAACAAGGCAACGAACACCTTCGAGCTGAACGATTACGACGACAACAACATAGACACGTCGGCCTACACAGCTTACGGCAGCGCGGGAAGCGCAGAGGCTGTTTACGAAATCGTCACGACATATACAACGGCGGAGCTGTTCGACATTAAGTTCGTCCAGTCTGCCGATGTTATGACTATCGTTCACAAAGACCATAACCCTGTAGAGCTTACGCGGACGGGGCACGCGGCGTGGACAATGACCGACATCGTGTTCGCACCACAGCAGGCATTCCCGACCGGCGTCGCCGTCGGCGCAAACACTACAGGCGCGGAGACCGAGCGTTATGTAGTGACAGCGGTGAACGACGAGAACGCCGAGGAGAGCCTAGTCGGCATAGCGTTGGGCACAAGCATCACCGCCATCACTAAAGCAAACCCCGCTGTCGTCACAGCGGCGGCTCATGGGTTTACAAATCTTGACGAGATCGAAATACAAAGCGTCGTGGGTATGACCGAGGTAAATAATCTTCGCTTCAAGGTCGCGTCCAAGACGACTAATACCTTCGAGCTGCAGGACTTGTCTCGCGTCGACATCGACAGCAGCGCGTACACGACTTACAGCTCCGCTGGCACGGCCTTTCCAGCCTATGATAAAATAACCAACGGTGCGGTGACCAAAGATAACACGATCACATGGACAGCAGTGGCTAACGCCATAAGCTACAACGTCTACCACGAAAAGGATGGCATCTTCGGTTTCATCGGACGGAGCGAGATCGACAGCTTCACTGACAACAACATCGACGCCGACCTCGAAGACACGCCACCGAAATTTCGAGACCCCTTCGTCAGTACAAACGAGAAGCCGTCGTCTGTTGGCTACTTCCAGCAGCGGAGGCTCTTCGCAAGCAGCGCAAACAAGAAGCAGCGCATGTGGTTTACGCAGACTGCTAATCACTACAACCTCGGCGTCTCATCCCCCACTAAGGACGACGACGCCATCACCGTCACCATCGCCAGCCTTCAGGTGAACGAGATAAGGCACATGGTGCAGCTCGGTGAACTCATCGTACTGACGTCCGGCGGAGAATGGAAAGCCAGCGGCGTCGACGGTGTCATCACTCCCAGCACAATCCAGATTGAACCTCAGACGTACTACGGCTCTGAGCAGTTGACGCCGGTCACGGCGGGCGACGTTGTCCTGTACATGCAGCCCGGGTGGACGGTGAGGGATTTGGCGTACAAGTTCGAGACTGACAGCTACAACGGAAACGACATCTCCATCCTCGCCCGGCACATGTTTGACGACTACACTTTCATCGACTGGGCTTACGCGCAGGCACCGCACTCCATCGTATGGGCTACGCGGAATGACGGCACCATATGCTCGCTGACCTATGTTAGGGAACAGGAAATTTTTGCATGGAGCAGACATATAACGCAGGGCGATTTTAAAAGCGTGGCCTCCGTACAGGAAGGCAGTGACGATTTCATGTATACCATTGTCCAGCGGAAAATTGGCACACGGACGCGGCAGTACATCGAGCGTCTGCACGACGCCGAGTTCAGCAACGTGCAGGACGCCTTCTTTGTAGACAGTGGCCTGAGCCTTAACACGCCGATCACGATCACTGGCTACACGTCTGCTAATCCTGTCGTCGTCACCGCAGTCGGACACGGACTGTCTAACGCCGACACCATCGACATCAATAACATCTACGTCGCCGACGACACTGTCGACCAAGGACGTTCCATCTCTACAGAGTTGGACGGCATCGGTTACACGGTGTCCAACAAAACGACGGACACCTTCGAGGTCCAGCTTAACGCAGTGGACGTCGACGGCAGCGCATTTAAAACATACGACAGTGGTGGAGAGGTGCGTCTGGCCAAAACCTCCATCGGCGGGCTGTGGCACCTAGAAGGGGCAAGCGTCGTTGGCATAGCTAACGGGTACGTCACTGGCGCACTGACCGTCGCCAATGGTTCAGTCACTATCCCCAACGCATCCAGCCGTGTGCACATTGGTCTCAACTACACGTCGACTGTCAAGACGTTGAAGCTGGACAATGCTAATCCTCTCGACACTGTGCAGGGACGCAACAAGAAATTGACGCGGTTGACACTGCGCCTCGAGAAGACCATGGGCCTGTGGCACGGCCCAGACCTCACGCACATGCGCCAAGCAAAATTTGGCCTGCCGTCGCTGTACGGGCAGGAGCTGTCGATGATCACCGGAGATAAGGATGTCACCCTGTCGCCGAGCTGGAACAAGAATGGCCAGATCGTCATACAGCAGCGCGACCCCCTACCTATGACATTGCTTGCCATAATCCCCGACGTCATCATTGGGGGTGACTGATGATCAGGAAATTAACCAGAGAGGATGTGCCCGTCCTTGTTGACGTGTGCATGGACTTCCACGGTGACAGTGTCTTGTCCCAGTTCACCTTCGACAAAAGCAAAGCACTGTACATCCTTGACGAAATCATCGAGCACGAAATGGTCTTCGCCTACGGGGCTTTTCATAAGGATCAGTTAATCGGGGGTCTGGTTGCGGAGGCAAAATCACATCTTTTTCTAGACGTCCTGTTCGCCGAGGACATCGGCTTCTTTATAAAAAGCGACCGGAGGGGTGGCCTGAACGCCAAGAGGCTAGTCAATAAGTTTAACTTGTGGTGCGCCGACCTTGGGGTGGATGTAACCCAGATATCAGTCGACGCCGGTATATCCAATGAGAGGACGTGTGGCTTTCTAGGATATATGGGTTATAAGGATACAGGCAGCCTGATGACGATAGGATTGTAATATGCCAGCAGCTACATCAATTTCAATAGGGCTGTCCGCCCTCGGTACTGTGATGGGGGCGGCGTCCGCGTACCAGCAGTCACAGGCTCAGAAGTCTCAGGCAAACTATCAGGCTGCAGTCGCCAACAACAACGCTATAATCAGCCGTCAGAACGCTGCCAGTGTAGCCGAGCGTGGTGAGATTGCGCAGCAGGAGCACCGTCGCAAAGTCAAAGCCGTCAAGGGTGCCGCAAAGGCGCAGCAGGCGTCCAAGGGATTTTTGGTGGACGACACTGCTGACAGCTCGAACCAGCAAGCAATCCAAGACATAGCAGAGATGGGCAAACTGGACGAGCTACGCATAAAACACAACGCCGACTTAGAGGAACGCCGTGCGCTAATTCAAGGCGTCAACTTCCAAGCGCAGGCCGGGCTGTACAGTATGAAGGCAAGCCAGAGCAACCCGCTTATGGCGGGCACCAGCTCATTGATCTCAGGTGCAGCCAGCACTATGTCGACAGCCCAGAAGCTCGGCGTGTTTGACGATTAAGTAGGATAAGACAGATGGCAAAACGCGGTAAACGAACGATAGGTGTGGGGAACCCACAAGGCGGGGCTATTGGAACCGTCGGCCTAGACGTGGCCGAGACGCCGCTGCAGAGATTTGACGTGCCTATATTTGATGGTATGGCTAAGGCGTTGGGGGAAGGGTCCAAAGGACTTTTTGCTGCATCCGCTATGGTCGCGGACATAGCTAAGGACGCCTCAGATGCGGATTACCTGACGACCAGTAGAGACCTCACTACCACAGTGCAGGATATGCAAAGCTCTTGGACGGCTGGTGGTGTCTCATCCGACCCGTCGACGGCTGTGGCGCAGGGCGGTGCGGAGGCATTAGCAGGCACCATCGCCGGGCAGCCTTGGAATAGAGGACCGGCTATCGGCAAAGGGGCCAATAGGGATTGGTTTGCTGCGACTACAGGCGATATGACTACCGAGCTGACCCGTATTAAAAGCACCAAGGAATACGGTAACCTCACGCAGTCTGACAAGAAGGCAATGGACAAGCTCATCCTTAATACTGAGTTGTCCTACCGCGCCAAGGCTCTGCTGCACATGAAGGAGCAGACCAAGATACACAAGAAGGCGGAGCTGTCTACAGCGCGAGACATGAAGAAAGACGCCGCTGTGGGGGATGCCGGTGACGCCGGTATAGCCAACACCAGCCTCGCCACTATGATCTCCTCTGTGCAGGAGGTCGAACGCATGGAGACCGGCGCGACGCTGGATGACTTAGCAGTGCGCGGTGCAGCGACCGAGGCGATGGATGACGTCGCGCAGAAAAGTATCGACAACCTTCTGAACAGCGAAGCTCCTGATAAAGCGGAACGTGCCCGGCAGTGGATGGCGATGAACACGACCGTCGAGGTCGATGGGCACAAAATTTCACTGAGCGACGATAAGAGGAATGACCTCAACCAGCTCATCGCCACCAGTGTACAGGGAGAGGTGGGCCGCAATATGGGCAACAGCATGTTCGCCACCTATGGCGACGACGCTGCTGGTGCTCAGAAAGCCATTGAAGCCGACCCCAAATTGACAGACGGTATGAAGACGGCGGCGGCGGCCCAGTATGAGAAGAGGCGCACCATCGTAGCAGCGCAGGTCAAGCGCGTGGATCAGAATAACGTAGACGCCGCCATGGACAAGGCAGGCAAGGGGCAGATGCCGGGCGATGCTGAGATGGCGAAGCTCAGGGGGCCGGACAAGCGTTCCGTCAGGGCAGAGGTTCTGTTCTGGCAGACTTATCCAAAGGGCGGTCGGGTCACAGACAAGACCGCCAAAGATAAGTGGATGGGTATGACCCAGCCGGAGCGGGCCGAGCTGACGTATGACAAATTTCTAGATCAGTTCGCCAACAGATTTAACGCAGCCGACGGAACGCGGGACAAGGCCATCGCCGCATGGACGTCAGCGCAGAACTCGCAGCTCACCCTCGAGACGGCGCAGGGCATCCGGCTTAACACGCTGGTACGGTCCAGCAACAAATCTGAGGCCGGTCGGATCAGGACATATTTCAACAGCCAAGTGGCGTCTCGGAAGACTCGGTTGTGGCCGGGTAACGGAGATAATGACAAGCGCAAACGGGCAGCCTTCGAGCAGGCGGCAGAGAGCGAGTTCGAGGAGCGCAACAGCAACGAAAGGCCGATGAGTAAGGTCGAGGCAGACGCTATGATGTCCGACTTGGCCTCACAGATAACTATAGATGGCGACGAGTACCAAGCCTTCAACGTCGTCACCGAGCTGAAAGACGAAGACGGAGACCTGATTAAGGGCAGCGCGGACGCCGCCCGCGTTATGGCTGGCGTCGATGTCCGCGACAGGTTCGAGGTTATGCGGTGGTATCGCAGGTCTAAAGGGTTGAGTAGCAGTGATCCCATCAAGCTCGAAGACGTGGGCAGCTTCATTCTGGGAGAGATTACTTTGAAGACGCCGCCGGAAGCCTTGGTGCCGAAGCTGCGTGCGACACTGGTAAAGAACGGCATCCCCCCGACACCGGACGCCATGAACGACTGGTATCGCCGTTGGCTAATCAACAAGAACGGTGGCTAGATGGCAGAGTTTAATCCATTCGAGGAGTTCGTCTCCAGTCAGGCCAGCCGTCCACTCGATGACCCGCTGACGCCTGACATCAAGGACGATGAGCCAGACCCCTTCGCTGGGTTTGTGGAGCAGGAGCGGAAGCGTGACCAGCAGCAGGCTCTGAACACTGTCGCCGACGCTACGCCGGTCAACCCCGACACCTACGCTGCCATGCGCACCATGGCGCAAGACGTCAACATCAATACTCGGATGCTTCTGGGTGATGTGGAGCCAGACAAGCTGCGCACCAAACACGTCGTCGAGCAGACCCGGTCCTTTCTAAAAGAGAACCCGAGGGTCGAGCGGTTTCTCCGCGACCCCGACAGCGTCCGCCTGACCCACGATGACATCGCCGGTCTACGCTCGGTGCATGAGGCGTCGAAGCGGTTGTCTCTCAGCGAGGAGGACAAAGGCTTCGGTGAGGTCACGTCTGGCATCGCCGAGCGGTTACCGAAAATTTTCGAGCAGGTTGGTATCGCCACTGGTGCGGCTGTCCTAGAAGGAAACGAAGACACTATATTCCCGCACGAAGCCTTGGCCAAAATGGACGACGAAGAGAAGGCCGCCTACAACGCGATGGACACCAGAGAGAAAGTCAGCTTCCTCTTCTCCGACAAAAACAAGAAGAGGTTTAAGTCTGAGCTGGGTAAGGAAGGCCGTGAGAAGGTATCTGCCAGTCTCGACGAGGTGACCAGAGAGCTAAACATTATGCGGGCGCGTGCGCCGAAGGAGGGGGTGGCGTTTTATGCGTCGGCCATTGCTGAAGGCACAGCCGCGATGCTACCAGCCATCGCCACTGGTATGCTTACAAAAAACCCGAAGCTGGCGTTGTCAATTATGTACACGCAGGCGTTCGGCGGCAGGTACGCGCAGGCTAGAGAGCGCGGCAAGAAAGACGGCACGACACAGAGCGACGCCTTCGCCGAGGCGTTCGTCTTCGCCGGTCTCGAAGTCGTCAGCGAGAAGATACCGCTGGGCATCCTACTGAGCGAAGGCGGTCGGGGCTTTAGGGGTATTTTCAAGAGCATGGGCGCGGAGGCCATACAGGAGACCTTCATCGAGGGCGTCGATATTGGGTTTGAGATGGGACTTCTAAACAAGGACATGACAGTGCCTCAAGCCTTCGCCCGGTTGCGCGACGCCGCCATCATTGGCGCGGGCGTCGGCGGCACACTGAGGGGTGGCGTTCAAGGCGTCCGGCGGCTGGCCGAAATAGGTGGGCTGCGCAGAGCCGGTGACGACGCACAGGATTATGAGACACGGTTGACCGATGCGCAGAAGGCAGTGCAGGAAGCCAAGCTGGCTGCACGGTCACCGGAGAAGATGAAGGAGTTCCTCGATCAGTCCAACGACGACGCGACGGTGCACATTTCAGCAGAGGATGTGATCGAGCTGCAGCAGAGCGGTGTGCTCACCGACGAGGTCATGGCCGAGCTGGAACTGAACGAAGAGATGGCCGAGACCGCTGCGCGGAACGGTGACTTCGAGATCAGCGTATCCAAGCTGTTGATGCTGGACGAGGCGACCTTCTCGGCTGTCTCCCCCAGCATCAGAGAAAAGCCCAACAGCCTGTCTGCCAAGGAAGCAACCTCGCAGGTCGCCGACAGAGAGGCGTTGATCAAGACGCTGGTCGAGCAGATGAATACGCAGCTTGATGAAGACCCAGACGCAACGCCCATCGCTGACGCCGTCGGCGCAGCACTTGCGGCGACTGGCAAGTTCACCGCTGCAGAGATTGGCCAGCAAGCGGAACTGGCCGAGGCCACCTACCAAACGAGAGCCGAAAATTTAGAGGGGGTCACAGCGGAGGAGCTGTTCCTCGAAGAGAATGTTCAGATACGCGGACCGGCTGACACGACGCGCAACGCCGCGACCGTCAGCTTCAATCAAGTGGACCGCACAAAACTAGATTTCAAAGACGTCACCAAGTCAGTTCCGGGTCTGGCAGAGGCAGCCGCCAAACGGCAGGCTGGTGAGATCACTGCCGAGGAGTACCAGCGTGAAGTAGACAAACTGAAGACTGTACTTCCATTCGACATCATCCCCGCGCCAGCCACAGTCAAAGAGATGCGCGATGCTCTAGACAAGAATAAAAAGAGTAAACTGGGGCAGTCCAAGAAGATACCTATCGGGCATCGTGTCGGTATCCGGCTCGACATCCCCGCCTACACAAACCACGGCGTCTGGGTGCCGACCATCCACAATACCCCGGTTGGTAATGTGCATGAGGCAGCCGTCCATATAACCAATGTCGACTTCGAGCCTACCGACAAAGAGCAGGAGAAGGCAGCCGGTGTTTCGCAGGGGGGGTCCAAGGCTCCGTTTGCGAGGATAGACGGTGACTTCCAATCAGCCGACGCCGATGCTTTGGCCGCCCGCGCTGCAGAGGTGCTGAACGATCCTGAGTGGACGCAGGTTGGTTACGACCCCCAACGTCACTCGTTCTTTTATGATCGCACCACAGGCGAACCAATTCTGTCGGCGACTGAAGTGATACAGGTAGGGCCACTGATCCTTGCCCGCAACGCTGTCAAAGGCGAGGCGCAAGACTTCCTGTTTCAGCGGCCTGTCAGCTCTGCAGACACTCCGGCACCCCAGCACCACACGCTAACCAAAGCCGACAATAAGCGTATCAAAGGGCTGAAGAAAAAGGTGCCCGGCCTCGGTCGGTTGCTGCCTCTTCTGCAGGCCGACGAGCAGGCTCTACTCACCGAGACATCGGCCAAGAACTTTGTCGAGCTGTACAACAAGATGCCGTCGCCGCAAGAGATGGCCGAGGTTGCTTTGTCCGGCGTCGCCAAGCGCGGATGGTATCTGAACAGTGGCCGTGCGCTGGTCGAAATATTCGGCGAGGACGCACCGCGCTTTGCCGCGCTGCTGGCCGCCCTGTCACCACAGACATCGGTCGAGAGTAACACCACAAACGCGCTGGGCGTCTGGGGCGCATGGATCGCTGCCGGTAGGCCGACCGACCCAAACCAGATCATCCGCCTCATGGGCGAACATGTGCAGGGTGATAAAGGCGAGGATAGCGTCCTCGGCGCATGGCGCAATAACACCGTCAACGCGCTGACGTCGACGAACCCTGCGACGATCACGATCTCCGGCCCGAAGGTCAACTCCTTCATGCTGAACCTCCTCGGCTTCTTCAACGAAGTAACCAACGACGCATGGATGGCGAATTACACAGGGGTGGCGCAGGAGGTGTTCTCTAAGAACCAAGCCGCACCCGGCTCCGGTAAGAGTGCCGGTTACCTAGCCCTCAGTGCGCGGGCCAGAAAAGCCGCGCAAGTCTTGAGCAAAAAGACCGGCGAAGAGTGGACTGGCGCAGAGGTGCAGGAGACCATCTGGTCGTGGGCGAAGGCTCTCTATGAGAAGGCCGACGCGCAGGGCGAGACCCGCACCGCGCTGAAGATTTTGAGAGAGGGCGGCCTCACCCACGAAGAGATCAACGCCGTGCCGGACTTCGAGCAGTTGTTCGTCGTCGGTGAATACCGGCAGCTCCTTGAGCAGGCTGGCTACGGTGATCAGCTCAAGGTCGTCGACGCCTCTGTGCAGGAACGACTGGCGGCGTCAACGCCGCCGACCGGCTCTGTCTATGAAGGTGCCAATGCGCATCTGCATAGAGCCGCCAACCGGCTGAACGATCTGGCCAAGGCGCGTGCCGCTGCTAAGGTGCGGGCCGATGTAAAGGTAACCCTGTCTGCGACCACTGACACCATCCCCGGCCTCAACGCCCTGCACGAAGCGGTGCGGGAGGGCGATGAGGCAGCTACAGTGTTACTGCAGGAGGTCGCCCGCGACGCGCTGACCTACCTGACCAGCAAAATAAAATCCGTCGAGATCGAGTACGCCCCGTCGACAGGTCTTTACGACGGAGACGCCGAGCCGTCTCTGGGCTTGTCGATATCATTCCAAGAACGCGACCGCCCGGCAGCTCTGGCGGCTCTGGCCAAGTTCGCAGAGAACTTTAATCAGGAGCAAGTGCATGTTCGTGGTGACGCAGAGCCGCGCACCAAGGTGGGCCATGTGTACCCAGACGGTTCGTACAATACAGACGTCGTTGTATTTCGTTTAGAGACGCCCTTGTCACGATCAGATACTGAGGATATAATAAGTGGTTCCGGTCTTTTCGGGTTCACAGCCTCGGACAAGACCCTTGAAGCATATTATGTAGGAGACCCAAAAAATGAAGAAGCCCTCGCAGACTTCCGCGCCGCCGTCATCGCAGCAAGGAAACTCCTTGGAAATCTCGTCACAGATGTTGACCGAGGAACTTCGCGCTTCTGGGCTTACGGTAAGGGAGAGGGCGCGACGCACGGCTACGGGGAAATACAGCGTGAATTTCGTCCCCCTACGCAAGACCAAGCAGTCGCCACCGCCCAACGAGTAGCGTCTCGCCTTGCTGCAAGGGAGGTGCAGGGCACAGAGCAGGCTGACCTGATCACTGAGAACCAGCAGGCTCTGCATGAGCGGATCGCCGAAGCCTACGAAGCCCTGCCTGTAAATGACCTCGCCAACCCAGACGTCCGCCGCGCCTATGAGGAGCTGGCGGCGGAGGTGCTTGAGCAGTACGACGCCCTGCCGATTAAGGTTGAGATTTTCGACGGCAAAGGGGAGCCATACACAAAGGGCAAGAAGGTGTCGTCTGCCAAGATGAGGCAGGACATCCTACACAACAACCATCTATTTATTTTTGGAACCGAGGTCGCTGGCTTCGGACCTCCCGGCGTGACCTACGATAATCACCCCCTCCTCGAAGACGCCGGTCGTAAAGACGAGAACGGCGTGCCGCTGTTGTTCAATGATCTGTTCCGCGCCGTCCATGACTATTACGCCCACACTATACAGGTCACCACCTTCGGTCCGAAGGGCGAGGAGGCTGCGTGGGCAACGCACATGGAGATGACCAAAAGCCCGTGGGCACGCTGGGCACTGACCAGCGAGACACGCGGACAGAATAGCTGGGTCAACTTCCGAAAATCTGTGAAGGGCGTGCCGCTAAACAAACGGGGCTTCGCCGAGCAGAAGGTCGGTCTGCTGCCGCTTGAGTTTGTAGCGACAGGCAAACCCGACGTCGATGCCTCGCTGGGTCAGCTCCCCGGCTCCGAAGGCTTGACGCTAGAACAGAACAACGGTGCCGCCAAGGGTAGCTTCCGGCAGGAGCAGCAGACCTATGGCGACATCTCCAACATCATCACGCTGACAGAGAACGCAGACCGCACGACGTTCCTGCATGAGCTGGGCCACTTCTGGTTGTTCCAGATGAACAAGGACTTGGTCGACACTAGATTGACGAAGCAGGGCCGCGTCCGCCTCGAGCGCATGATGGCGAACACCAAGAAGTGGTTTGGACAGAACTCCGCCGATGGCTGGCGTGACTACCAGAAGCTGGAGCAGGCAGCGCGGGAAGACGCGCAGGCTGATCCAGAGAATACGTCTAAGCAGCTAAAGGCGACCCGCATGGCCGCCGCCATGGAGCACGCCAAGAAGAACGGCGGAGCCATCTACATGGCGCAGGTCGCCGAAGCCTTCATGGACGGCACCGTAGATTTCGGCACCGACCTCGAAGTCGGCTTCCATGAGATGTGGGCACGCGGCGTAGAGAAGTGGCTGGGCCAAGGCAAGGCACCGTCCTCTGGTCTCCGCGAAGCCTTCTCGAATTTCTCGACATGGGTCATCGGCGTCTACAAAAAGCTGGCCACCTTAAACGTGAACCTGTCGCCGGAGATCACAGACGTGTTCGACAGGCTGGTCGCCACCGAAGAGATGATCCAGCAAGAGAGAGGGCGAACCCTATACTCCATCCCTGACGACCTTCGCCAGCAGGCGACGCCGAAGGAGCTGGCCGCCTTGGAGAAGGCGGAGCAGGACGCGATGACAGAGGCGCGTGCCCAGATGCAGGGCAAGGTAGGACGGCAGTTGGCCAAGGAGCGCGGCGACGAGTTCAGAGCCGAGGCAGAGCGGCTGACGCAAGAGATCACAGAAGAGGTTTCCGAGCGGCCCATCCACAAGGCCGAGGGTATCCTCAAGAGCAACTTACTGTTCCTCGACCGCGCAGAGTTCGTCGCCGTCTACGGCAAGGACGCTGCCAAGCGGATGCCTCGCGGAGCCTTCACCAAGGCGAAAGGCGCGGACATGATACCGCTGGGCAACCTCGCCCATATGGCTGGCTTCGATAGTCAGGAGGCGATGGTCAACGAGATGCTGGCACCGCACGCTTCACTGGCCACGGTCGTAAAGGCCGAGGTCGACGTGCGGCTGGCTGAGAAGTTCGGCACCTTCCTTGAACCCGACCGGCTGGCCGACGAGGCAGCCGAGGTAGTCCAGAACGAGAAGATGGTCGAGCTGATGGCCCTACAGGCCCGGCTGGTCCGGCGGCTGGCCAAAGGCCCGCTCAAGACGATAGCCGAGCGCAGGGCACAGGAAGAGGGAGTCGATACGACGGCAGCGGAGGACCGTGGGGCCGTGGAAGACGCCGAGCGTGGGGCAGAGGCCGCTCCGACGCCTCAAGACGCTGTACCGGGCGAATTGGCGGTCGCACAGACCAAAGCAGAGAAGGACGCCAATGTAGCCCAGCGACGTGCCCAGAGGGCCGCTGTACGGCGTATCAGGGAGCTGGCGCGGTCCATGGACACCGCCGCCATCAAAGAGGCCGCCCGGCAGATCACAGAGAAGATGACCGTCGGCAAGATGACCTCGCAGAAGTTCCGTCAGACTGCAGACCGGCTGGCCAAGAAGGCGCAGCTTGCCATCGCCAAGCGGGACTATACAGAGGCCGCCAACCTGCTACAGGAGCGCACCCTCAATCTGGAGATCGCCAGAGAGGTCACGGTCAAGCGGGCGAAGGTCGATCAGGTCATCAAGCAGGCACAGAAAATTTTAGGCCGGTCCGACAAGCAGCTCAAGAATGGGTACGACATCGACATCATCCAGACCGTGCGCATGATGCTGGAGCCATACGGCGTGCTCCGGTCGCGCAGCTCACAGATGCCCGCCGACGAGTTCTTGGCGACACTCAAAAATGTTGACCCCAATCTCGCAGGGGAGCTGGGCAAGATTGTCGAGAACGCCGTGCGTAACGCCGAGCCGTACATCGTTCGGACCGACGGCAAGATGCCCTACAAGGCGATGAGCTACACCGAGTTCATGGTGTTGATGAATGAGGTTAGAGGATTGATCACGCAGGCCCGCGACGGCCAGACGGTTAAGGTCGACGGTGAGCGTGTCACGTTTGACCGCATCAACGAGGAAGTCGCACGCAGCACCATCGACCTCGCTCCGGTGAACGCGGACAACAAGGCGCGTGGCACAGACAACCAGCGCGACTGGAAAACCGCTATCGGCGCAATCCGCACATGGACGCGCCGGGTGGAGTTGTGGGCACGGGCGATAGACGGCGGGTCAGACGGCCCGATGCAGAAATACATAGTGCGCCCGGTGATGAACGGCATCACTGCGTACCAGACAGCCCGCATACCCCTAGTCGACAAGCTGCACGATTTACTCACGCCGGTAGCGGATGATCTGGCCAAGCCTACGCGCATCGACGCGCCGGAGCTGGATGGGTACTTCTTCAATACCAAAGCCGAGCTGTTGCACTTCATGCTGCACACAGGAAACGCCAGCAACGAGCGCAAGCTACTGATTGGTGGGGCGACCGATATCAACTCCGGTCGTGAGTACCAGTGGACGAAGACCATCGATCCACGGGAAGAGGTAGACACCGGACAGCTCGAAACCTTCATCAACCGCATGTTCGCCGAGGGCGTATTGACCCAAGCAGACGTCGACCTGTTGAATGGTATCTGGGCAATCTTCGATGAGACTAAGGTAGGTGCACAGAAAGCGCACCGTGAAATGCACGGCCACTTCTTCGACGAGATCGACGCGACGGCGAGGCAGACACCGTTCGGTGAGCTGACCGGCGGGTATGTTCCAGCCATAGCGGATAATCTGATGAACCCAGAAGGCACGCGCAAGGAGGCTGCCGATGATCTGGGCAGCGCACAGAACGCCGCCATGTTCCCCGGCGCAGAGGACGGCTTCACCAAAGGCCGGGTCGAGTACAACCAGCCGCTGGCGTTAGACCTGCGCATGATCCCCATGCATATCGACAAGGTCTTGAAGTTTACCCACATTGGACCGCCGGTCAGGAACGCTGCGCGGATAGCGGTGAACAAAAAATTCCAAGCCACCGTCAACAAATTCGACCACTTCGCCGTCGGCGAGATCATCATCCCGTGGCTGAATAGGTCGGCACGACAGACGGTCACAGAGCCGGGTAACAGATCAGCCGATAAATTCTTCACCGCCCTTAGCCGGAACATCGGCTTGCAGACGATGATGGGTAACATCGTCAACGCCGGGCAGCAGTTGACGGGCCTCATCACTGCTACCAGCCGGGTAAAATCCAGCCTGCTGATTAAGAACCTCGCCCGGTTCCGCAAGGACGGCGAGACCGGACGCGCTTATGTATCCAGTCGGTCGCCCTTCATGGCGGTCAGGCTGCTCGACAGTGTCAACGATTTAACCGCCAACGTCAGCAACGTGCTGACCGCGAACACCACCATCCAGAAGGGCAGGTTCTGGGCAAACAAATACGGTTACATCCTGCAGCAGATGGCGCAGAACATGGTTGACCCAGTTGTCTGGATGGCAGCCGAGGAGCAGGCGCGTGACGAGGGCTTGTGGCAGGACGTCTACGACGCACACACCGAGCTTGGCCTCGACATCGCCACGACTAAAGCTGACGCCGCCGTCGCCATGTACGCCGACGAGATCGTCCGCTCTACGCAGACACCGCTCGGCGCACAGGACATTAGTAGGATGGAGGCGTCCGGCGCGTTCGTCCGTATCTTTATGAAGTTCCAAGGCTACTTCAACAATATGATGAACCTATCGTCGACCGAGTTCCAAGTCATCAGCCGGGACATCGGGTACAAGGGAAACAAGCCGGGGCGGTTCTTCTACCTTTATCTGGCGGTCATCGCTGCCCCTGCCATCGTGGCGGAGGGCATCGCCATGGCAGCCGGTGGAGACTTCGATGATCTCGACGAGAAGGACAGCGACGAGGTCGCCGCGACCTTCTTTAAGCTGTTCGTCGTATCACAGGGAAAATTTGTCGCTAACTTCCTCCCCGGAGCGGGCGCAGTAGCCAACTTTTTATGGGCGAGGGCCACCCCCCAGTTCTGGGACGACAAGCTATCTGTAAGCCCTGTCATCTCCATCGGGGAGCAGGGTATAGCAGGGGCGACCCGCGTCGTCATGGATGTTATAGAGTACGCTCAAGAAGGAGAGTTCAACCGCGACGCCAGTGCGATGGTGAAGGACACGTTGGGTGCCATTGGTATAATGCTCGGCCTCCCCACAAACTGGTTTTCTAAGCCCCTCACCTACCTGATGAAGATCAACGAGGGGAACGCCGATCCAGAGCATGTCGGCGATTATGTGCAGGGGTTCCTACGAGGTAGGGATGGCACTGAGGACTGAAATGGTGTATAGCGATATTCGGAAGGACTTGATATGACGGTTGATCTAGAAACAGCAAAATCCGGCCCCTACACAGGAGACGGTGCTGTCACTGTTTTCGCTTACGCTTTTAAGGCGTTGAACGAGGCGCACCTTGTCGTTACTCAGACGGTGATTGCCACTGGCGTAGAGACGGTGAAAACGCTAACGACGCACTACACCGTCTCCGGCGTGGGCGTAGACGGTGGCGGTAACGTCACCATGCTCGTAGCACCTCCATCCACGGCAACCCTCACCATCAGCAGAGCCGTCACAAAGTCCCAGTCTACCGATCTGGTGAACCGTGGTGCTGTCCAGCCAGAAAGTTTAGAGACAGCCTTGGACCGTGGCGTCCAGATGACGCAAGACCTCGAAGAGGTCGTTGACCGTTCAGTCCGCTTCGCGGTATCCGCCGACCTATCATCATTTAATCCCGACGTCCCTGAGCCTGTCGCCTCAAAAGCGATTTCTATCAATGCGGCTGGCACAGCATTCGAGTTGGTCGACACTCCTACTGTCGCTGCCGCTGCCGCCGCTGCAAGTGCCGCCGCTGCCTTGGTGTCAGAGAACGCTGCCGCTGCTGATCTGGTCCTGACGAATGCGGATGTCGTTCTTACCAACGCTGACGTTGTTCTTACCAACGCTGACGTTGTCCTTACCAACGCTGACGTTGTCCTTACCAACGCTGACGTTGTCCTTACCAACGCGGATGTCGTTCTTACCAACGCCGATGTCGTTACGGTTGCCGCTACGGCAGCTACGATGACAGGCGCGGCAAGTTCAACGTCCCTTCTTATCGAGGTGGCAAGCAAAGCATTCACAGTTGCCTCTGGTCTTGGATTTATTGCTGGTGATTGGGTGTTGGCTACATCTGATGCAGGCATTACTAATTATATGCATGGACAGATCGCCTCATACACTGGCACAACGATGACTGTTACCGTCGATAATATCGGCGGGTCCGGCACACTTGCTGACTGGACTATTCGACGGTCAGGCACGCAAGGGACTACGGGTAATACAGGATCAACAGGATCAACTGGCCCAACAGGGGCAACTGGTCCCATTGGCCCCGTCGGGGTCGGATTATCATTAGCACTAGGAGGCTGACATGGCTGACACACTAACTGGCAAGGGTTACGCCATCACGACTACAGATGCAGTCGCCCTAACCGCTGCCGCTGGCGAAA